AAGTTAAAGTCCAATGGGTTAAGACTCAACAAGATGCTGCAGATCCAGAAGAGATCGCCAGGGTGTTTAATGAAATGTTATCAGACTTTTCAGCTGCGCCAGTGTCACCTCCAAAAGAAGTTGATACAGATCTACTTGCAGTTTATCCAATGGGGGATCCTCATATTGGAATGCTTGCCCACAGAGAGGAAAGTGGTGAGGACTTTGATCTGAAGATAGCAACCAGGGACCTACAGAAAGCTACCAAAATGTTGGTGGAAAGATCACCTTCTACTGATGAATGCCTGGTGCTGCAGCTTGGAGATTTCTATCATTCTGATAACCCTCAAAACAGAACTGAACGTGGTGGCAACGCACTCGACGTTGATGGAAGATGGCACAAGGTTTTAAAGGTTGGTATTAACTTAATGATCGAGCTTGTTATGTCAGCACTAGCTAAACACAAGCATGTCACAGTTAAGAACATTTGTGGAAATCATGATTCTAATTCTAGTTTATTCCTGGGTATAGCAATCGAGTCTTACTTCAGAAATGAACCCAGGGTAACAGTTGATACTTCTCCATCTAAGTATTGGTACTATGAGTTTGGAAAAATACTAATTGGATCTACTCATGGGGACACAGCTAAACCAGAAAAGCTCCCAGGCATTATGGCTGCAGATAAACCGAAGGAATGGGGCCGAGCTGATTTTAGATATTGGTACACTGGCCACATCCATAACAAACAAGCTATGGAATTTCCTGGTGTATTGTGGGAGTCATTCAGAACTTTAGCTGGAAAGGATGCCTGGCATAGTGCCATGGGTTATAGATCGGCTCGCGACATGAGCTGCATAATCCATCACAAAGACTTTGGCGAGATCGGAAGGAACACAGCTTCTTTAAAACTTATAAGATCTCAGTAACCCAATCTAAAGATCTCTCAATATAACCAGCTTTGTTTATTATATCTCCTGGGGTTCCATACAGCTCTGACTGCTCATTGGCCCAACCACCTATTTCTTTTCTAATATCTTTCGGACATTCAACAGATCTTAACCTAGTAGTTAGAGTATGACGAAATGAATGTGAGGTTGGAGAATTTGGTCCTAAAATTTTATGCAGCCTTTTATTAACAGCAGCGTTTGCACTATCTTTTCCTCGTAATGTTTTTAAATACCGGGGGAAGATCCACTCTTGTGAAAGATCCAGGCATTGAGCTGTAGCCAGGGAAGATCCAACCAAGGGAATAATCCTTTGAGAGCTTCTATTCTTTAGCCTACGCATGGGATTCTTATGTAAGATTACATGAGGTATTGTTCCTAATTTTATATCCTCAGAAGTTAATCCTACAGCCTCGGAAGATCTCATTCCAGTGTCAATTAATAAGCCGATGATCTGCTCAACTTTATTATTAGATCCAGCAACAATATCTCTTACGAAAGTTAGCTGATCAGAAGTAAAATCATCTCGATCCTCACTATCTAAACCTAAGTTGGGTATGTTAAGTTTCCGAAATCGGAGGAAGTGATCTATTTCATGTTCTTCATAAACCAAATTAAAGACTGCTGAAATTAAATTCAGCTCTTTACGGACAGTGGAAGTTTTAACATCTTGGCAGCGAGCTCTTATAAAACTATTGATCTCTAGCTTTGAATAACTATGTGGAGGATGATCACCTAAATGTTCAGTTAAATATCCAATATCTCTAACTGTATCTGTATAAGCTTTGCTTTCTTTATCTAGGCCTTTAAGGATTCTATACGGCTCTAAAAAGTCTGAAGCCACTTCCAATTCTTTTTCTTTCTTTTTAAATGGATCTATTCCTTTGGCTATATCTTTTTTATATCCTCTTACTAATTCTCTTGCTTCATCTAATGTGATTTCTGGATATTTACCCATGCGTTTAGATGTTTTCTTAAATCTGAATCTCCAAGACTTACTTCCTCCTTGGTGAAGCGGGGCAGTTCTTAAATATAACCCATTATAATCTGCTTTAAATTTCTCCTTATCACCAGGCTTAATTGATTTAATTGTACGATCAGATAGCATAATTTATTGAGTAGCACAGTCAGTAGCACAGTTTACACCAATATATAATGATTCACTTGATATATTTTAAGAGATAACGAGAGTATCAATTTGTCCTATAAGCGGCTTACAGGCAACAAAAAAGCAGCCATTAAGACTGCTTGATGTATTTTTTCTGGTGCCGTCGGACGGCATCCTCTAAATTGTCGTTATACCTTATGGGAAAGGGGTTTAGAATTATTCAATATCACGAGTAGCACAGTTAATAGCACAGATTGATCTAATTTGGAGTAGCTACACACTCATCTAAATACTCTACCATTTCACTATAAATCCAACGCTGACTTCCAGCAACTGTTCGAGATGGAGGGATTATACCATTTTTCTGTAATCTATAAATAGAAGGGACAGATAGATCTAACATTTTTGCTACCTGTTGAACTCTTAAAAATTTATGTTTATAGGGTTCCATTTAACACTCCGGTTTGATTTGCTTATGATCCGAGATCTCACCAGAGCAAACCTTCTGAATGTAGAACTCATGTTCAAATATTGCGTCCTGGTAATCCATTTCACCAGCGATAGCCAGGATAGCAATAAAGTAAATGCCAATTGCGACACGTTTAAAAAGGATCATCATCTGGCGGTGTTATTTGTGGTGGTGTTATTTTTGGCGCAGCTTGCCTTGGCTCATCCTTAAACATTGAAATAGATATTCCAGTTTTTCCAAGATCTGTTTCTATTCCAGCTGGATTAAATGTTTTGTCCAATATCATGTAAGGACCATAGTCACCTTTAAGAACAACTCCTACAGCAAGATAGTTTTGTTTCTCCTCTCCATCCTTCATGTATGTGCCATTTTTTACTTTCAAGTTATATAATTTTTCTGCCATCTTATTCTCCTGTGTAATTAATTAATTTATATAGCGCATGCCAACCTTTGTTACCCTCAACATCTGTATGAGGTTCTTCAACAGTTTTAATATCGAACCCATCTTTATGTTTTAGATCAGCAATTCGTTGAGTTAGTGAAGTTCCTGGTGGAAAATCAAAAGCGGTAACACCGCCATTCGGCCAGGCTTCAACTAGCTTTTTTAATATTCTTGTCTTTAGGGACATCTTGATCTCCTTTATTGATTAGTTTTTGCTTCATTGCTTCAGCACCTTTTACTTCTTGATCTATAACTACAACATTTTCAGCATGATCACCACGCTCAAACTCATCTTGATCTTCAATACCACTAAATGAGAATGCGATTCTGGCTGCTTGGATCATTGCTTTGTGTCGCAGCATCCTTGCCGGCCATTGTTTCCAAACTTGATTGTTTCTCATACACTCTTTCATGTATTCAGTAACTTCAATCGAATGATCTCGATCCTTCCTAAACATCTGAACAGTAATCGAAATAAGATTTCCATCTTTATCTAAGTTATCAGTGGTTTTCATTCCATTGTAATTTGGGTGTCTATTAATAAGCTTCATCCAACCATCAATTGAAACGATCGGACGAATACCACCCTGGGAAGGAAACGCAAAGATCTCCCTGGTAAGAGGATTTAAGTCGTGTTCTTTAGCGACTATAAGAAAGGCTGCAAATTGTCCATCACTTATATTAGGTGGGACTGCAGTTTCTTTAAGCGCTTTGATAAATGGTGCTGGTTCCATATCGAACTTAGCTGCCATCACTTTTGTTAAGCTTTTATCTCCCATATATTTCTCCTATGTTTTTAAACGAAAGGTGCGGCTCGAAGATTCTTTGGAATAATGCTCATAATATCCATCCTCTTTGAGCCGCTTGGTGTCAACGCTAACCCTGGAGCTCTCCTTCCAGGTCGCGAGGAGTTGGCCTTTATCATCTTCTAAGAATGAATGATCAGCCATCTCTTTTTGGATCTCAAGTTGAGTATCAGCTTCAAGCTTTTTGAGATCTTTAATTTTTGTTTTAATGCCGCTTAACCTAGAACACTTCTTTGTGATTCCATTGGTGGAGATCAAAGTGTCACCATTGTCATGTGGCCATTTGTTTTTAATATCTGCAGCATTAATTGGATCTGGTTGAATCCCAGCGAGTACATACTCATGCCAAAATTTAACTTCGGCATTAACCAGGTGATCTATAATTTCTTGATCTCTTGGTATGTGATAGATCCTAAAGTCATTGCCATTGATCAGAACTGCTACATCTGCAAACTCAGTATCAGTCACTGCCATGTAATGGTAAACCTGGGCCAGATAATATTCTGGTATGTCAGTAGATCCTAAATCTCCCCAATCTGGAGAGTAACCAGAAGTCTTAACTTCTAGGATTCCATTCTTTCCAACGATCTCACGATCTAGGTTAGCAAGAATAAAATCATGGTCCTTATGTTTGAGGATCCTATTGTTGCGACGGACCTTATTACCAGTTCGCTTCTCATATTCAGTAGCAACTATAGCTTCCATGGTACGGCCCCAATACATCCTTTCGCTATCTGGTGTATCTTCTGCGCTACCAATCTTATCTAGGTAAACATCCAGGGGGGACTTCCATTTACTTAATCCAAGGATCGCACCAGCGTCCGATCCGCCTATTCCATGGCGCCTGGCTTCAAGCCATTGGTCATGTGTCATATCTTTTGTGTTAGTAGTTTTATTCATATTGGCTCCTATTATATGCTATTTTTAGTATCAAATGATATTATATGTATCATCTTGACGGAAAAAAAAGGTTAAAGCTCTTCGCTTGAGCCAGAACCAGTTTACGTTCAGCTAACCAGCGTTCTCCCTGTTCAACTGCTTCAGATCTGGACATTCCTTTAGTAACTAGATCACGAGTTAAGTGCCAAATGTCTTTTGGAAAATGAGCGCACTCGTCTTGAAAATCTGTATAAGCATCTTTCTCTTCAATGAGATCCATTTTTAACCTCCGGTAGTTGTTCAATTAAATGATTAAATCTTAGATTCTCGATCCTTACTTGATCTAATGTTTCATACAGATTCTTGATCTGCTCATCATCTTGATCACCTCGAGATTCTGAGATCGCTCTTATATGCGATTCTAAATTATGCAGCAGCACATTGATCTGAGAAACTTTGAATCTCAATACACTGTAGGTTTCTGCACTTTGATCTACTATTTTCATTTCACCTCCCAGTGTAATTTCAAAATTTTATCTGCAAGATTAAATTCAGATTTATATCTAAAATAAAAAAGATCTTTTTCTCTTTTATTGCTAGCTACTGTTAATTGCTTATAATTTTCCTTTTGTAAATTTGCCAAATTGATTTCAGCTTCACTTCGCTCATGCAATAACACTTGATGGATCTTATCAAGAAGTTCCATGTTTGCTGCAGCCGAGTCAAAAGACTCTGCCAATTGTTGAAAATATCTAACTTTTTTTCTTTCATAAGTAGTCATTTCTCCTCCTTTTTCCAATACAAAATACTCTTGCCAATTACTTTTGATTTGAAGTTTTTATTAAATAAACACGCAAACCAAAACATTTCAAGAGCATCAAAACTATGAAATGTTTTTTTATAAACAATCTCATTGTGATCTGTTGATCCAAGAACACTGTCATAGTAATAATTAGGAATACTTGAATGCTCCCCATACTCAACCCATTTTTCAAAACCTTTAATCATATAACCTCCCTCGCTTCTTTTAAATGAGATCTTCTTTCCACAATCTTAAAACCTAGATCTTCGATTATGTCCAGAACTCTTGGTGTTAATGTTTTTGATTCAGCGATCATTGCAAACAATGAAGCTTCCTCACTCACTGGGTAAACCAAAGGCTTCCCATAAACATCTTTTACTTCAACGACTATTTCCATTTACTCCTCCTAGTTGACAATATAATGCCCCTGGCTAATGCCAGGAGCTCCTCCCTACTCACGCTCCCTCCCCGACTAAATCGTTTTTGATTAAGCAGCCGTTATAAACAGAATTGATCGCATTAAGTATTCGCTCCTCATTCCGATCTTTTTCTTCTAATCGCTTGGCTTTTTCCTCTGCGCTTTCCATAGTGACATTACTAAAACTCACAGTAACGTCTTTCATAACACGATTAATCGCTTTGGCTTCACAAAGTTTTTTCCTTTGATTAGTATTCAGTTTTTCAACATCAATCCTTTTCTCAAACTTGTAAACAGCTTTAGAGTTATACTTACCTAATCCAGTAGTTTTCACATGGCCATCATCATTAATGTAAAGCAACTCAATAGATTCATAAGTAGACTTTTTAACTTTGCACCATTTATCAGTTTTAGGATTTAAAGTTTGAAAACAAAGTCGATCTCCGCGCTTGGTAGTTTCAATCCAATACCTTCTTTTAGTTTTGAATTTGAAACCCCAGGGATAGTTATCGACTTCAATAGCATTATCGAAACTATCTTTGTTATAAATAATATTCATTACACCTCCTCCGGGTTAGCTGGAAAAACCAGCGATTTATAAAACGCTTTATCAATTTTGACACCACGATTATCTCGAAGCTCTATGAGCACTTCCATCGGAAGCTCGAATGTTCCGTCATAGTCAACCAGCGCACCATCCTCAAACCACAAGCCACCGCCAATTTCCTCGCCATACTCATTGTGTTCAAAATATCCATAAGAACCTAGAAGATTTATTCCAACCTCAAAGTTCTTAGTTTCTGTAATTTTGTAACTTTCTTTCAGTGGGTTCATACTTCCTCCTTAATTCCAAGCAAACAAAGTGCCACTATCGTATGGCTCCGCAAACCAACCAGCATCATCTAAGATCTCAGCCAGTTTGGGATGAACCCCATCTGACATACTGGCCCAGGCATCATAAATAAGCTCATCGTCCGGGCCATAATCCTCACTACCCCGAAACCAGATCCCATCCATACAGCTCTCATCCCATTCAATCCCTGGTGTAGCTTTCGCTTCCGGGATCTCCCTGTTGATCTTTTTAATTAAAGCATTTATTTTCATACCACCTCCTTGTTTAAATATTCCAGATCAGTCCCAATTCGTCGGACATAACTTTTAATGTAAAGCAGCGCATCTTCAGCATCCACCAATTTTTTATAATGCAACCTCAGTGTATTGCCATTTCGTGGATAATCAGCCAGTTCCATATCAGATTTCAGTCCATGCCAGGCAAGATAGCTTTCCAAATCCCTGGTATAAGTTGGATGGTACCCATCAGCGCCACCCATTACAGCGACCTCTTTCATTGAAGTCAGATCATTTGGAATCTTTATTGAATAATCACATTTAGTTGTCTTAGCATAAACACCCTTAACAACTTCAAGTGGTGTATCCATAACATGATCATACGCACTTGACCATGCTTCGATATTTTCTAAAGTTTTCATAACTCCTCCTCTGGTAAAGCACAACGTGGAACAAAGTTATTCATGACTTTCAGCTTGTAACGATCAATGTTGTTTGCGATCCCTCGCATATCATGAACAAAATCAGCTGATTCGCAATAAAGCAGCTTCTTAAAGTCAAGACCAATATCAACATGGGCAGTATCAAGATCGCAGCGCCAAGATGTCCCGGCATCATTATAAAAACCAGGCAACTCAATGTCGCATCTCCAAGCTACCGCATTAAACAAACCTCTTTCTGGAAAATCTCTCATTACCCTACCCCCGCTAGTTTGAATCGAGCCATAGTGACTTCCATATTGCATTCACTGCAACATTCATCATCTTCTCGATCTGATAATGGCCAAGGGTTATTACCCCAGCCTTCAAAGAAATTGCCACACAAGCAGCATGACCAGTAGTCATGGCCTTTATGAGTAACTCGCTTAGTTTCCTTAACTCTCATTTTTTCTCCCTTTCTTATTAAATCAACTACATTATAGAATACGTATTGTATCCTTGTCAAGCATTAATTACACACAGTAGCTAAAGAAAGATAAGAAATGTAGGCCTAGAGCGGCCTAC